TGAATATTGGATCGTGGAACGTATCAAATGTACATGATTTTACTGGAATGTTCCAAGGTCACGATAACGCTGGGGATATGAAATTACAGTATCTTGATATTGGCAGATGGGATACATCATCAGCGTTCAACATGAGTTATATGTTTTATGGATGTGGCGCAATGACACATATTTCTGTTGAAAATTGGAACGTGTCTAATGTAGGCTCGTTCTCTCATATGTTTGCAGATTGTTTTAGTTTGCAAAGTATTGACTTTTCTAGATGGGAAACGCTATCGGCATGTTCGTTTAATGCATTTTTAAATGATTGTAGATCGCTGACTATCGTGGATGTGTCTGGTTTAGATACTGCTGGATGCATACAATTTAGTCAGATGTTTGAGGCGTGCGTAAACTTACATAGTATTGTTGGTTTAGAAACCTTGGATGTGTCAAGCGCCAGTGATTATGCGTTCTCTGAAACATTCCATTGTTGTTATGCCCTGCAAGAAATTAATATTGGATCTTGGATTTCGTCACCAGACAATACTGCAAGAATGTTTAAAAACTGTTATGCGTTAACAAAGATTAATATGTCTGGATTTGATATGACTAATAATGTCGCAGTGACCGAAATGTTTATGGGTTGTGGCAATTTAACGGAAGTCATCGGAATGGATACGTGGAATCTAGAAAGCGCAACCGGATACGATTCTATGTGTTCTGGAACTATATTTGATAAATAAAGGAGTATTTTATGTCTACTGCATATGAAAGACTGCTACAACACCTAAATGTCGCTAAGTGGGAACTTAAAGAGCGGAATGATCCGTCTCTTAATCTTTGCATTAAGTATATCAAAGATGCAATCTATGAGGCTGGGCGGCTTAACGCAGAGTTAGATAGACTACAGACAACACGAAGACATGTCGATCTTGATGTATGTGAGTGCTATGATTAATATGGATGAAATTGAAGTGCGTCTGGATGGCGTGGTTGTATGCGTATGTAAGGACGAGAGCTGTCTTTATCCTGATGAAATTATGAAGGATATGAATAAGTTTTATCAGAATGGTAAGGTTTATAAGCCTGAGAAAAAGTGACAATACAAAATGAATGAGGTGGTGGTTGTGTGGCAAAGTCACAAAAAAATCAAACTTTTGTGTTAAAAATAAATACAGGGTATTTATCTAAACATAATTGGGATTTACATTTGGAATTAAATAAAGTACGAAAAGAATCTCAAATGGTAGTAAGTCTTGGATCGTCTCAGGTTTTAAGATGGATGACGCAAATTCAGGGACGGCAAAATGACGATATGATTGCCACTAATATCAAGAAAGAGATCAAACAGATTAAAAAACAAGATAATTCAGTAGAAAATAAAAGTAAAATACGTGAGTTGTATAATAAACTATATAAAACACAATTTCAACAGGATTATTTAATGCTTGTAATGGATTCTAATAAGGACTATAGAAGAGCTTTGCAAGGTTTTACTGTCACGGTTGATGGTAGAACCGTTAAATATAAAAGATTACTTGGAACAGCAGGATCTATTAAGAAAAGCACAATTATTTTTGTAAATGAAGAAATCCATGAAGAATTAATGACTCGTTTAAATAACGGCAGAAATTTAGAAAAAAAATTTGTACCAGCTAAGTTAAACGCATATTATGCATTGGCTTGTTCTGCAAGTATAGGTGTTTCTTGGCCAAGAATAATAGTCGTTAATGATGCAATTACTCACTTTAAGAGTGATGTGTTACTTGTTGACGACTCTGATCCTAGTCTTGAAGAGCCAATTGTGAAGCCTATAGCTGATTATAATATTGAATATAATGTTTCAGATGGTATGGGGTTTGTTACTCCAGAGATGAGTGCCAAGTGGGCGCAAGAATTAAATGAGGGTGATGAGCCATTATCTGGTGTGAATACAAGATGTAGTTTCTTAAAAGGTATGTTATTTACTATTCCATTTCAAGAATTTGCAGAAGAAGTCGCTCATACATATAAAATTATTGACGCATGGGGTACTGAAAGAGATGTTAGAGATGCTGATGCCATTATTACAGTATCAATGTTAAAATTATGGGACTCTTATTCTAGTTATGAGGAATATTATGAAAATTGTATGAAACACGGCTATGAATTTGCTGTAGCAAAAAGCACTCCTCATAAATTAAGAAATGTTCATACTACAAATTATCAATATTTGCAGGATTTTGAGTTAAATGACGAACAAATTGATCAATTAATCTCTCCTACTGTTAAAAAAATTAAGGATTGTCTTGGTTTAGATTGGAGAAAATTGATTTTATATATGTGTGGACAAGGTTTAGATGAGCGAACAGTTGACTATATGGATCCAATGTGCAAGGCAATTATGGCAAATCCAGGGTTAGTAGACGACCCTTATGTGCGCTCAAAAGTGCAAAGAATGATTCAAAAACGTATAAAAACGGCAAAAATTGGTGTTTTAGATGTTGAAGGTGACTATGCAATCATTGGAAACGACCCATACTCTCTTCTACAGAATATGTTTGGTATGCCAATTACAGGTTTACTTAAAGAGGGTGAATGTTATCATCAATATTGGACTGATAATGGTGTTGAATAGAATGTAATGTTTAGAGCCCCTATGACATCTCATAATAATGTATGCAAAATGCGTGTTGTAGCAAGTGATGAGATGAAAAAGTGGTATAGACATATTCATACTTGTTGTTTTCTTAATAGTTGGGACACTACTGCTATTAGATTGAATGGTGCTGATTATGATTCTGATAGCTGCTTCTCTACAAATAATAAGGTATTATTGGATGCTTTTAAATATAAAGAGACATTAATGTGTGTGCAAAGTAATACCGTTAAGAAGATTCCCACAGAGGAAGACTTCGTAGCATCTGAAATTAACGGTTTTGGAGATTCAATTGGAAGTATTACTAATAGAGCTACGAATATGATTTCCCTGAGAGAAAAATTTGATAAAGATAGTGAAGAATATAAGCTTTTAAGCTATAGAATTGATACAATGATGAACTATCAGCAAAACGCAATTGATAGGATTAAGGGCATTGTGGCTCGTCCAATACCTAAAACATGGATTGATCCACGTTCTTGTAAGATAAAAGACTCTGATAGCGAAGAAAAAAGAGAAAAAATGATGCTTTTTAAGAGAGTTGCTGCTGATTTGAAGCCATATTTCTTTATTTATAGATATTCTCACATTAAGTCGAAATATGATCAATACAATAAATCTGTTGGGTCAAATTGCAAAATTAGGTTCGGAAAATCGCTATATGAGTTGCAAAATAGTGAAAATTTAACGCAAGAAGAACAAATTTTTCTAGATAATTATGAAAAATATCTTCCAATTAGTGTTGCTCCAGGTGTTATGAATAGAATTTGTTGGAAAATTGAGGGCATTTTCCAGTCAACAGATGTGCTTCCTGATGTGTATTTTGACAAAAATATATTAAAAAATGACTCAGAATATACCGATGAAGAGTTTAATGCTATAAGAGTTTTGTATGAAGAATATAACACAAACATGCAACTTATTTTAAGAAAACAGCGTAAAAATGAGGAATCTGATGAGAATGTTGGACTGGCCGTGGATCAATTAAAACAAACTTTTATGGAAGAATGTCATAAGATTTGTCCAAGTTTAGATGTGTTATCTAACATAGTTGTAGATTTATGCTATAGTTCAAGCAAAAATAAGACTTTTGCATGGGATGTTGCTGGTGAACAACTGTTTAAAAATGTTCTTAAGAACAATAATAATATTATAAGCTTCCCAGTTAAAGATGAAAACGGAGATTTTGAATTCTGCGGTGAGAGATTTTCGCTGCATACAAAAATAATCGGAGGTGAAAATGATGATGATTCTGAATGAAGAAAAGTATGCGAAGGATGTTTTGACAGGCCAAAGAGATGATGTCAAGAGTATCAAACAAAAAATTGACTTAATTGCTAGATATAATTATCATGTATTGCATAAAAATAGTGATGATAGCTACTCTTCTATTATTAAGTGGTTAGAGAAACATCATGATATTTTTAGCGAACACGGTTATTCAAATATTATCTCTGATTGTATTAAGAAGTCTGCAAAGAAGCCATTTTTCAATGTTGAGTCAGTTAAGATAACAAAAAAAGAAATAGAAACTATCACGTCTCAAAAGAATTTAAGATATGAAAAAATATTGTTTGTTCTATTATGTATGGCCAAAGTTCAGAAGGCATCATATGGTTTCGAGAATGGATTAATTTCTTATAATATTACCGAATTGTTTAAGTTGGCAAGAGTGTCTGTTCCGGTTGAGGATAGAGAAAATATATTACATGGATTTTTAAAGCTTGGATTAATAGGATTACCAGTTAAAAATGATACAAAATGCTTATTTGTTAAGTTTATGGATCAAACCGAAGACGATATAGTATTGGAATTAAACGAGCAAGATTGCTGTGAATTGGCATATGCATATCTTAAACACACTGGGCAAAGCAAAATTGTTAGATGTTCTAAGTGCGGAAAGTTAATTAAGAAAAGCACAAAATTTGGCCATATGTGTAAGGGTTGTCAAGATTCTAATGGCGCTATGAAGACGAAATGGTGTATTGATTGCGGAAAAGAATTTCAGATTGATAGTCGTAATACAACAAAATGTAGGTGCGAAGAATGCCAACATATCGTTAACAAAGAAAAAACTAAGCAAAGAGTCCAAAAATATAGAGAAAATAATAAAATGTAACGGTATGTTTTGTAAATTAACAATACAAAATTAATAAAAAAGCTAGTAATACCAACGACTTTTTGACTTTCCAATTTTTTCATTCTAAATTTTCTTATATGGATATATAGAAAACACAAGGTAATTGTTGGTGATAACAATACAAAAGTGATCATACTCAGGTGGCCTACGGGCCCCTGGGTTTTATTTTTATATATTAATAAAATCTTATAAAAAACAATCTAGGAGGAACAAAAAATATGAGCAATTTAACACTTGATACTATACTAGTTGGTGTACCGGGACAGGTTGCAAATATGCAACTGCCAGATCCAGACCTTCGTGACTTTTATAGAGACGAAACTAATAGAGTTTTCTGGATGGATGACAGTATTGATGAAAAAACTTTAGAATTAGTCAAGATGATCGTGCGCTGCAATACAGAAGACAAAGGCAAGAATGTTGAGGAAAGAATGCCTATTAAAGTTATGATTAACTCTTGTGGTGGAGATGTGCAGGTTATGCTGACAATTATCAAGACTATGAAGGTTAGCAAAACTCCTGTGCATACTGTTTGTTTTTCGAGCGCTATGTCTGCCGCAGCAGAAATTCTGGCTGCCGGACATAAGAGATATGCTTTGCCAGGAACTTGCGTAATGGTTCATTCTGGATCTTGTTCATATGGTGGTACCATGGAGCAGGCAGAAAGCTGCAAGAAGTATGTTGATGCACTGACAAAGAGAGCCACAGAAGAATTTGTTGGAAATACTAAGATTGATGCAAAGACTCTAAAGAAAAAGGGTGCGTCTGACTGGTATATGGATGAAAACGAGGCACTAGAGAAAGGTGTTATTGACGCAATTATTACTGACTTGGATGAAATTTTTTAATTGTAGGTGATTTGTTATGGCTGCTAAGAAAGCACAGAAAACCTGTGAATATGGCGACGCACCTAAGACGATTGATGATCGTCCGTTTTATAATTTAACATTGGATGAAGATCAAAAGAAGTTTGTTAATGCCATTCTCAACCCAGATAATACTATTATTTTTGTAAATGCAAAAGCTGGTACTGGCAAGACTACTTTAGCTATGGGCGCTGCTAATATTTTATATGGTCATAATGAATATGACGGCATTGTGTATATTTGTTCTGCATACGGAGAAAAAACTCAAGGTTATCTGCCAGGATCTATTACAGAGAAGAGCGAAGTGTATTTCGAGCCCGCATATCAGGCAATGATTGAGTGCAATATGAATATTAATACTTGTATTAATTCTGACTCAATGGTTAATCAAAAATATGGAGAGGCTTACGTTACGCTTCTAACACATACATTTCTTCGTGGTACAAACTTAAAGAAGAAGGTAATCATTTTAGATGAATGCCAGAACTATACCGTTGCAGATTTAAAAAAGACACTTACGCGTTGCTCTGATGATTGTAAGATAATTTGCATTGGACATGATCTACAATGTGATTTAGAAGATAAATCATCTAGTGGATTTAAAAAATATATTGAACATTTTAAAGGGCACGAACATTGTGAGATTTGTGAACTGACAATTAATCATCGTGGATGGGTAAGCCAATTTGCAGATGAACTTATTGAATAAATTAACAAAACAGGAGGCATAAATTATGGCAAAAGCAGCAATTAATAAGAGTTTTAAATTAAATGCTCAGGGCATTCTGTCTGTAACAGATGACGGCGTAGCCATTGAGAATCCAGATACTGGTGAGCTCATTGATATGCAGGTACTATTGTCTGAGTTTGCAGATAAAGCAGTTAAGTTATCTGTGACTTACGACTATGATTATGGCTCTGATGATGAGTAATTGAAATAAAATTTAAGGAGCAAAACGATGGAAAGAATTATGAAAAAACCCGAACTAATAGAAGAATTATCGGCTAGAACTGGTTTTTATAAGAAAAATATGAAAGATGTCGTGGATGCTCTATCTGATATTATAGAGGAGCATTTTTTAACAGCAGAATTTGGTGCTGATAGTGAATTACACCTAGCACCGGGAGTGTTGTTATGCGGAGAGAGAAAGCCTGAAGGCGAATCTATTGATCCAAGAGATCGGTCTGTAATTATTACGCCGGAAAAGGTTATTCCGTACGCCGTATTCAAACAATCTATTAGGCAGAAATTATATAAGAAAACTAAATACTATAAAAAGAAAAACAAGAAAGGATAAATAATATGGATAATAATTTAAAAAGACTTGAAGGAGAAACGCAAGATCAGTATTTTTATCGTATCTGTAGCATGAAAGAAAGTCTTGGGTTTACATGGCCGCAAATGACTGAGATTTTTAATGCTGAGTTTGGTTGCAATAAGGGTGATACTGCCTACAGAAAGCAGTGGGCTGCATTCAATAAGGTGTTTGAGGCTAATGTGGACAAGCTTGTTGGTGATAATGCGTATACAGTCGAACTTAAAGAACAGCTTGATGAGATCTATAAAGCTAAGCGGCAATTGTGGGATCAGAGACGTGAGTATAATAAAATTCTTGCCAGTGATGCTCGTGCGGAAAATCTGGTCGAGAGGTTAACTGCCGCAGCAGAAATTGTTCCTCTTCAGAATTATTCTGGCATGTTTAATTTTAAAAATAATGCATCGAATGAAGAGGCTATTTTACTACTGTCTGATTGGCATTATGGGCAGGTGTCAAATAATATTTGGAATACATACAATACAACAATTTGCAAAGAGCGTGTGGCAAAGTTATTTAATAAAGTATCTTCTGCTTTGCAGGAACATAATGTTAATACGTTACATGTTGTTTTACTTGGGGATTTTGTTAACGGATCAATTCACACAACTTCCCGTGTTGCTGCGGAGGAAAATACTTGCGAGCAACTAATGCATGTTTCTGAAATTTTAGCTAACTTTATTAATGCGTTATCGGTTTATACTGAAAAGATTAATATTTATTCTACTTATGGTAATCATGCTAGAACTATTCAGAATAAGGAAGACAGCATTCATTCGGATAATTTAGAGAGAGTAATTCCATGGTGGATTAAACAGAGACTGGCATTCAATAATCAAATCAGTGTTATTGATAGTGAATTTTATGAATTTATTTGTTTTAATGTTTGTGGATATAATGTAGTTTGCACCCATGGAGATTTAGACCAGTTCAAACAACTTGGTGTAACCATTAATAGTCTTTTCTCTAAAAAGTATGGTAAGACTATTGATTATACTTTTAGTGGGGACAAACACCATCTTGAGTCTTTTGAACAATTTGGGATTGAATCTGCACTTGTAGGTTCATTATGTGGAACAGATGAATTTGCAAATAATAAGAGACTCTACTCTTATCCTATGCAAACTTTATGTATTTTTACACCGGAAGACGGAAAGTTATGTTCTTATAACATAAAGCTATAAATGGTGTTCCGCCACCATTAAGCGCGGAGCGTTAATGAACCCGACACGCCTCTAGGTGCGACAGCTTCTATGCGTACCACGTCGGGTCTTTTAATTTTAAGGCGCAAGGCCAACTAATTAATAAAATACTTAAACTGAAAGGACAAATGAAATTATGGAAAATACAAAGAAAGCAGCCAAGCTTGTCTTCAATATGGGCGTGGCTAGAGCGCTATTTAAAGCGGGGTGTACTGCTATCGACTGTAAGCCAGATAGAGTAAACCCAGATAAGACCGTTCTTGTCTTTAAGAACGACGAGCATTTTCAAAAGGAATTTGAAAGAATTAATAAGGAAATTGCAGAGGCTAAGTCTGCAGAAGAAGTCCAGTAATGGGCTTTTATTTATAAGATAAGGAAGGAGGTAGAGTAAATGGCAAGAAGTGCAGGAAAGAAAACTACTTCCACAAAGAAAACGGTAGATGATACTAAATATTTGTGTCCATATTGTAATAAAGAAAAAAAGAAGTCGGAATTTTATATGAGTTCAGATCCAATGGTATTAACAGGTATCACTACAATGTGCAAAGAATGCGCAAGAAAGATTGCGATGAAATGGGATGAACGAACAGATACATTTGGAACTTGTACTAAAGCATCAATTCAAGAAGCCCTAATTAGATTAGATAAACCATTTTTAAGTAAGATATGGGATTCTAGTTATTTGGAGTGGGCTGATGACTCCAATAAAAATCGCAAAACAACAATTTGGGATGCATATATTAAAAATATAGGAATGGTCCAATATCGCGGCATGCGTTGGCAAGACAGTGACATTTTTGATGTTTATATTGAGAAAGCTAAAGCTGCAGCAAAAGTTGAACTTGACAAAGAAGATAGATTACCAGATGCATATCTCCCTGAAGTAAACGAAGAATATAAAACTAATCGGAGAGATGTGATTAGAATGACTGGTTATGACCCATTTGCTAATTATCCAATAGAAGAAGACAAGCCTATGTTATATGCACAGGTTGTTAGTTTTATTGATGAGGAAACAAAAAACGATGGAATGAAAATGAATGCAGTAATTCAAATTGTTAAGTCGTTTAATCAGATTAGTAAGATCAATGATGCTATTGATGAACTCTCCTCCGATACAATGAAACTTAATAATAACAACGGTACTATTAAACAGCTTGCGGATACTGTTTCGAAGTTATTGTCTGGAGCAAATGCTCTTGCAAAAGATAATGGCATATCGGTAAATTTCAATAACTCCAAGAGTAAAGGTCAAAACACTCTTACTGGGAAAATGAAAGAGCTTGATCTTATCGGATTTAGAGACGCCAAGATTAATATGTATGATATTGATTATTGTATGGGAATGCAGCAGGTTGCAAATATTAGTTGTAAAGCACAAGTAGATCAGATTGGATTTGACGAAAATGTTATGAATGAAATTTCTAACATTCGTAGAGAGCTTGTTGATAGTCTTCAAAAAGAAAGAGATAAGGCCGTTGAAAGAGCCAGACTACTACTTGTAGAAAACAAAGATTTGAAAGATTTCTTAAGAGATAAAGGATTAATAGATGAGTTTGGGCAGGTGGTTGACAGTGAGTGATATCATTTTGACCGAACAACAGATATTAGAAAGCTGTATTGAAGATTGTTTCGAGGGATTCAAAGACCTGTGTAAAGAGCTCGAAGATACCTTTGGAGAATACGGCATTTTTGTAAGACCTAATCTATATGATATGACAACAAAGAAGTATAGAGAAAAAATGGATCTTGCAGAATTTTTACAATGGGGTCGTAGAAACCCGTCTCGTTTTATAGAAGAGGTTTTTAATGTTCAGTTAATGGACTACCAAAGATATTTAATTGATAGCTCATGGAATAAGCCTTTTGTAGTATGGGCCATGAGTAGAAATGGCGGTAAGAGTTTGCTTGCCGCTTTGTTTATTATGGCTAAGATGTTGCTGATACCTGGCTTTAAGGCTTATATATTGGCCGGTGTTGGTTCACAGTCAATTGAGTTGTTTACCAAGATGGAGCAATTTGCTATGAAGAATATTGCATCGTTTACTAATCTAAACGACGTTTTCCAGAGCAATGTTGTTAAATCTCAGGCCAATTCAACTGGATGGGTGCATAATCCTGCATCTTATACTGTGAGAACCTATGGCGGATCTCAGTGTTTTACGTTGAATGGCGCTTTTGATAATAACCGCTCTAAGCGTTCGAATCTTAATGTTTATGATGAGGCCATGAATGCTGCAGATGAATTATTCCATACATCTGAACCATTTACAACACAGAACTCAGAATTTAAAATGGGTAAGGATTATAACGCCGAAGATATTTTGGCAGAACCGAGTCCATTCCCTAACCAGCTTCTATACTGTTCTTCTGCTGGTCGAACTGATCAGTATTTCTTTAAAAAGTATAGAGAGTTTTCAATTCGTATGTTTGCCGGAGATAAGAGATATTTTTGTGCAGATATATCTTGCGATGTAATTATTAATGCGACAGTTCACAATAAGTTGTGGCCCGTTCCTCTTCTGACCCAGGAAAAGGTTGACCAAGCTATGCGTGAAGATAAAGAAGCCGCATTAAGAGAATATAAAAATATTTTTACATCTGAAGGTGGAGATGGACAGATTATAAAGCGTGCAGATATTATTAGAAACTCTTGTGTTAAACCTCCAAAATTAGAAAATGATAATGGTGGTAAATGGGGTTTGTTTTATGACCCCGCAAGAAGCAAGGATAACTCTGTTATACTGTGTGCTGAATATTATCAAGATCCTGTCGTCGGTTGGAAAATGAGAATACAGAATGTTGTTAATCTTATTGATATTGAAAAGAAAAATAAAACACCAATGACAACACCTAATCAGGTCAAAGAGTTAAAGAATTTAATTTTAACTTATAACGGTGATGGATATGCTGATTACGAGAACATTTTGAGAATTGGTATTGACGCTGGTTCTGGTGGTGCAGGCGTTCAAACTAGTGACTTCTTATGGGAAGATTGGCTAGATAAAGATGGTAATATGCATCGTGGATTGTTGGATAAGGAATATAGTCCAGAAGCTGTAAGACTATATCCCAATGCTATAACTGATAAATTAATACTAATTCAGCCAAGTAAATATAAAGTTGAAATGTATAAGGCGGCTATTGAAATGATTAATTTAAATCTAGTTGAATGGCCTGCCGAATATGATAATCGTGGTTATATTACACTAACATACGAATTAGACACTAAGACTGGCAAGAAAACAATTAGAGACAAAGATCCTTCTGAAGCAGAATATAAAGACCTTGCTAAAAAAGGTATTGAAATTATTCGTGAAAAGTATGATTTAAGTCGTGACGAAGAGGTTGCGCTAAAACAGATTGATGCTATGAAGACTGAGCTTGTTAATATTTATAGATTTAAACAGGCCTCTGGAAATGATAGATTTGATTTGGCACCAACGGTTAGTAATAAGTTGAACGACGACCGTGCGTATGTTTTCGTTATGGCATGTCATTTTTTGCAACAGTTACGAAGAGAGCATTTGGTGACTAGAAAAGTTGATACTAGCAAATTAGAAGACTTTTTTGATTTTAAAAAGCCTAAAGCTAGACATAGCTATTTTAACTAAGGAAGGAAGGTGAAGAAATGGCTAATAAGACAAATAAACAATCAGAGCTTGAAAATGTTCAATTTACTGAAAATCTAGAAGCAATCAAACAATATGCAAAATCTGTAGAAGATGTCCTTAAGCTTGTTGATTTAACTTCAAATTCAACAAAAGTATGGACTGTATTCAGTAAGGAAACTTTGCGCTCATACTTACAAAACCCATACGCATCAAGCTCACAGGCTTCACTGCGTAACTTAGCTAAGTTTTTATATACATTATCATTCCCTCTCAGAAGAATTGTAAATTATTTTGCCAGCCTTCCTGACTTTAGTGCGTATAAAATTAATTTAGATTTTAGCATAATTGAGGATAATGATGAAGAGTCTCTGTTACAAGATTACGAGGATGCGTGCAGATTTGTTCGCAAAATGAATCTTGAACTCAATATGTTTAAGTTGTTAGTCACGGCATGGAGAGAAGGTATTGTGTACTTTCAGCCATACCAAGACGACGATGGCACTATGTATTTGATGCCATTAGATTCCCAATACTGTAAAGTTGCATCAGTAGGATATAATGGATTACTGCATGTTGCGTTCGACTTTTCTTTCTTTAGAGGAACGAATGCATTTTATTTGGATGTATGGGACAAGGAATATAAGCAGAAATATAACAAGTTTGACAAAGACTCTTCTTTGAAGTGGCAAGAGCTTGATACAGCAAGAGCATTTAAAATAGATCTTGCAGATATTGATTTAGTTATTAGCCCATTTGCTTCTTTATTTGAAGGACTAATTGATTTGATTGATCTACAGTCTTTAATGGCAGTAAAAGATTCTTTGGACATCTATAAGTTGCTGGTAATGAAGATTCCTCTACTAAAGACAACAAATCCTGATGACTTGGCGCTAAACTTAAATTTGGCCAAGAAGTTCTTTACTTTGGCGCAAGAGTCATTGCCGCCAGAAATCGGATTAATTCTGTCCCCTGGTATGGATGTTGATAGTATTTCGTTTGACAAGAATGCAACTTCTGACACAAATGCAATTGCTGATAGTTATCAGAACCTAATGGAGCAAACCGGCATTTCTCAGATATTTGATAGTAGCCGCTTGACTGGCGCAAGTTCTGTAAAGATGAGTATGCTTTCTGATGCTTTGATGGCTACTCGTGGTATTATGAAGCAGATTGAGGCCTTTGTTAATGAGCGCATTTTAATGCAGTTCCCAAATAGCATGGCCTATATGAAGTTTATAGACACAGTGACGTATACAAAGGAAGAACGAATTAACCAGATTGAAAAAGCGGCATCTTTGGGCTTGCCTGTCAAACAAGAGTATATGACACTGTTGGGGTACGACCCACTTGAGACTATTGCTTCTGATTGGTTAGAAACCAAACTTGGATTATCTGTTACTAAGTTTATACATCCGTTGGTTAGTGCGCATACACAATCTGCCGGGTCTGAAACTGGCGGAGCCCCAACTAAAGATGATGGAGAGTTGACAGATGCAGGATCTGAGACAAAAGATAAAGAAAAGAACAAGAAGTAAGGGAGTTGTGTATATGGGTAATGAAAAATTTATTGTTGTACAAGATGTCAGTACTGCAAACAAATTAATTGCGAACGGATTTACTCTTGTATCTAATATGAATGGCACATACACATTCATGAACACGACACTAAAGTGTTTTAACTTTGAAGATATTGATACTAAAAAGCTTGTGTATACAAATATACTTGCTTTTTAATAAATAGACAAATGTCTGATTCTATAAGGAAGGAGGACAAATATGGCTAAGAAACTTTTAACTTTTGATGATTTATATAATTTTTTTGTTGAACAGAATAAAACATTTAATTTTAATTCAAAAGAGTCTGGATCTCCAATTGTAGTATCTTTGCCTGGAACTTTTGCTGAGGCAGACGATGCCATGCCAGGTCTTTTAAAATTAAAGCTTAAAGTTTGTCACACTCAATTAAACCGTAATGGATCTTTTATTTCTCAAGAGAATATGGAAAAAGGTATGCCAACTTTGAAATACAGACCAATTTTAGCACATATCCATGAGCTTGCAGATGGATCAAAGGATTTCTATGCACACAATATGGAAATTGTAGAAAATGAAGACGGCGAGTCTGAAATTAATTATATTGAGAAGCAGGTTGGTTGTTTTACAGCAGATGATCCATGGCTTGAATATGATAAGGAGATGGATAAGACTTATGTGATGGCATATAGTGTTATTCCAGAACAGTATACTGAAGCAGCTGATATTATTCGTAGAAAAAAGGGCACGAAAGTGTCATGTGAGTTAGTCATTAATGAATTGTCATATAATGCTAAGGAAAAATATCTTGATCTTACTGATTTTTATTTTAGTGGATGTACTCTACTTGGGTGTGACGAAGAAGGAAATGAAATTGGTGAAGGTATGCTTGGTGCAAGAGCAGATATAGCAGATTTCTGCCACAAAGAACCTGTAATTACATATCAGGACAAATTAATTGAGACCCTTGAAAAGTTGAATGTGACTTTAGAAGGTTTTAATAAAAATACCGCACAGAAAGGAGGAGACAAAATGAAGTTTGAAGAATTACTCGCTAAATATGGCATAACTGCCGAGGAAGTAACTTTTGAAATTGAAGGACTTTCTGATGAGGAACTTGAAGCAAAGTTTGCTGAAACATTTGATTGTGATGGTGATGATAGCGACGACAATGGCGACACCAACACAGGAGAAGGTGAAGGTGAAGGTGATAATGCCGATGACAATAACTCTGGAGACGGAGATGGCGAAGGTGATAACGACAGTGGTGATGAAGGTGAAGGCGCTGGTGACGGTGATGGTGAACCCGAAAAATTCACTAAAACATTTACTGTAGAACTTTCTCACGACGACATTCGTAATGCGCTTTATACATTGATTAGACAGTATGAAAATGACGACGAATACTTCTATATCCGTGAAGTGTTTGACAGTTATTTTGTCATGCAGGATTGGTGGAATAATAAAATCTATAAGCAGAATTATGCCGTAGACGGCGAAAATGTTAATCTTGAAGGAGACAGAATTGAAGTATTTGAAATTCTTGTTACCAAAGAAGAGAAAGATGCGCTTGATGCATTAAAGGTTGATTATGCGGCCTTAGAGGCAAAGTATAATGAACTAGTGCAGTTTAAGGCAGACACTGAAGCCGCAGCATTACAGGCTCAGAAGGATGCAGTTTTTGCTGACGAAAAGTATAAAGATGTTGTTAACACAAAGGCTTTTCATAAGCTAATTTCTAATTCTAAAGACTACTCTGTTGAAGAGTGTGTCCAGAAGGCAGACGAGATTCTAGATGACTTTAGCTCTTTTGCTGTAAATTTTGCAGCGGCAGACGAAGTTCAAAAACCACAAACACTTGGGCTCAATTTTAACGCAAAGCCCAGCAAGAAGAAGAGTGCCTACGGTGGCCTTTTCGAAAAAGATGAATAATTTTTAAACATTGAGCGGCTATTGTGGTCGTTTTTTTGTTATATAAAAAACAATTTTTTAATTTAAGAAAGGAATGGATTTAATTATGGCTCAGGATATGAATTTAAATGTAAGCCACATCGTGGCAGAATCCACCAACATCCTATCCACCAACTTTGGCGGCGGTCATATTTATAGCATCACTATTGATGAAGATATGGATAACGGCCTACTAGTTTGCAAGGATGAGTATCTTGGTGACGAAACTTGGTCTGCTAAGGACTATGTTGCAGGTGAGGAACCCCTATTTCTACTAGCTCCTCCTATTGTTGCTTTTACCCAGCTAAAGGGTTACGCAGACGAGGACAGATTCTACAATAAGCAGGGTGATAGAGTCCGTGCTTATACTCTAAGAGTTGGCGATAGAATGTCTCTATCTGAGAATGCTTTCGACACCGCTCCTGCCGAGAAGCAGTATGTAACTTATGATGCCGCTTCTAAATTATATGTTGTTGGCAACGAGAAGACTGAGGGTCAGTTCTGTGCTCGCGTTCTAACCAAGATTGTTCGTAGCAACCTAATTATGTATAAGCTACAGGTCGTTGGCCTATAATTTTGCAGAAAAGGAGGATGAAAAATATGGCTAATCTAATGAATTTTGACGCACATGTGCGTGCTATTTTCGAAAATGATGAAACTAAGTTTGTTAACTTTAATAAGCTAATGGTTGATGCTTCCGTTAATAAGTACGAGGAAGGCATTGACGCTAAGACTGCTAATGAGAAGATTAGAAAGGTGTTCAGAGAGGCAATCGGCGTTTCTGAGAATGCCACCAAGCAGGAAATTCGTAAGGCTATTAAGAAGAGAGCTAATGCTCAGATCCTATTCGATCTAATCGAAGAGCTAGTTCCCAACCTACTAAAGTCTGGCTGGGCAGAGAACCCCTTCTTCAGAGAGTTTGTTGAAGAGAGATACCTAGACGAGGGCGACGAGAACATCTTCTATTCCGAGGATAACTCCGTTCTAACTGTTTCTAAGGTTTCTGGTTCCCACTGGGATCTAGACCGTCAGAGACTAGGCAAGGGCTCCAGCTTCTCCATTGAGACCTCTGAATACGGCATTGCTGTTTACAGCGAGTACGAGAAGCTAATCTGTGGTCTAGAGGATTTCGCTACCTTTATCACTAAGATTTACGAGGCTATTGACAGATTCGTTAACGAGGCTATCTATCAGGCTCTAATGGACGCTGCTGAGAAGCTACCTGGCGGCGCTTCTGGTGCAGGTCAGTGGGTTAAGACTGGTGCTCTAGACGAGAACTCCAGAGGTACCCTAATTCAGCTAGTTGAGGACGTTCAGATGGCTACTGGTGCTAATGAAGTTATTATCATGGGTACTAAGTCTGCTCTAACTAAGGTTACTGGTCTACAGAACGTTGAGTGGATCTCTAATGAGATGAAGAACGAGCGTCATACCACTGGCAGAATGGGCATGTGGGAAGGCATTCGTCTAGTTGAAATTAAGCAGGGCTTTGCTTTAGGCGACACCACTAAGAAGCTAGTTGACGACAAGGTTCTATTTATTATGCCTGTCATGGACAACAAGTTCATCAAGCTAGTTAACCGTGGCGAGGATCAGCTAAGAGAGGTTCAGGACAAGACCCTAAATCAGGACATGACCTATGATTACAGATATATGTTCCAGATGGGTGTTGGTGTTCTAATCAACCTAATCTTTGGCGAGTGGATTCTAGCTTAATTAAATAATAAACACAAGGAATAAAAGGAGAAAAAGTTATGGCAAAAAATACAGATATTAATGAAGTTGAAGAAGTTAAGGCGGAAACTAAGAAGGAAAAGGCAGCTCAGAAGAGCGTTAGAAAGTATGCTCCAACGGATAGAATTCCCTGTCGTAGTATTACTTACGGAGAGCTACTACTTACTGGACCAAAGACAAAGCTCCTGCACACTTGGGCCAATTATGGTGATGTAACCGAAATGGAGTTCCAGGACTTGCAGGCTCTGAAGTCTACTAGATCCTCTTATTTGTATAAGCCTAGATTTGTCATTGAGGATGAAGAACTTGTTGAACAGTGGGCTGGTGATTTTAAAAAGATGTACGACGACATTGTAGAGACGGACGTTGAAGCACTATTTAGATTGCCAATTGCTCAGCTAAAAGCCAAGCTAAAGAGAGCTCCTGCGGGAGTTCAGTTAGCTGTTAAGAACATGGCTGGCGAAAAGATTATGAACGGCACACTTGATAGCCTTGCTAAGATTAAGGCAATTGACGAGGTTCTTGATACTCAGTTAATGCTGTATATTAAGTAATTTGGAGGTGAACCTATATGGGCACTCCATATGAAAAAGTATATGGTCGCTTCTTAAATTCAACTACGGACTTTAACCTAGCTGATTTAGACGACCATACACTCAATGAAATGATGAAAGAATTGTTACATAGTGCAATTGTAAAGACACGCACTTCAAGTGATTTGACTCGTGATGATGAGAATGAAGTTTTTAATAATGATTTGAGTGATTTGGACGTAGAGCTTCTTGCTATGGGGATGCGACTAGCTTGGCTAGATCAGCGCATCAATTCTACCGAATATACGAATTTCTTCGTTGGCGGCAAAGAAGAAAAGTTCTATAGTCCAAGTCAGCAATTATCAGAACTTCGTGCTCTCCGTGCAGATACACTACGTGAGATGCAACAACTTTATACATATGACACATATGTAAACAATTCTTACTTTGACTAAGGGGGGCGTTTCCGATGAATATTTACAAAGAGGCGTCGCCTAGTCAAATTGCCGCAGAGAAGGTATATATCCGCTCTGCAATTTTCAAGCTTCTACCATACAGAGAAGAAAAGTATGAGTACTTAGATAACTATTTCAACTCCGTGCTACAATTACTAAAAGGTTTCAATGAGATTTCTGGTGAACAACCAGAAGTAGTTAGTATTATAAGTAAAATTGCATACGCACGGAAAGCTGAAGATTTTGATGATTATCGCAAGGCCATACTTGATGCTTGTGGTTTGGTAGAGCGTATCAAGGAGAGTGATCCTAATGCTTGAGTCTTATAGACTTCGTATGGCTGCGCTTGGTGGCTATGATGGAGAAGCTAAGCGTAGAAACTCTCAAAAAATTATGGATGCATCTTGGAAGCGGGACGCTGCTACTAAGCCTGTTTATGTTAAATGGGTTGACAGCGGTCTTCCTGTTGTTGATGATGACGATGAAATATTATATGCTAAGTATAATGCTAAGTCCTATCATAACGTAACAGGAGACGAAATTGCTTATCTCGTTCAGTTTAGACTGGAGGACATGAAAGAACGTCCCGATATTAAAGTTGGCTCTTATGTCTATATTCCAAACGAAATGGGAGATTATGAGTGGTGGCTGCTGTGGCATTATGACGACAGACCACAATTTAGACAATTTAGCGCTCTTAAATGCACATGGGTGTATAAATGGACTTCATTTAAGGATGGACACAGAATTGTTCATCAGTGCTTGGGAGTCACACGCAACCAAAATAACTATAATTCAGGTTGTTGGTTGGATTATTATGTGGAAGTTGTGGAGCAGCAACATGTTATGCTTATGCCGTCTAATAATGACACCAATATTCTGACTTATAACACTAGATTACTGGTTTCAAATGTTGGTAGATATCCACCAATAGCATGGAAGATTTCTAAGGTTCAGCCATCCGTAGTTAACGATACCGTTCGTTTTACGATGACTCAGGAACAATATAATGCTGCGACTGATGACGCAGAACAAATGATTGCTGATTACAGAAAATCATACGTAGAACCTGAACTTCCAGAAACAGAAGAAATACCTACTGTCTCCGATCTAGAAATTGTATACTCTGGCAAGCCGGCAGTAAGAGCTGGCGGTGGCTTTAAGAAGCTAACTCTAAAGTCTCGTGTTGATGGTGAGCTAGTAAACACTTCTGGCGATATTGAATGGAGTGTTGACTTCGGTGGAAATGAGGACAAACTTGAGCTTTCAATCCAAGATAACATATTTAAGGCAAAGTGTGTTAACGATTATTCGCTAATCGGAAAGACTTTTACTGTCACTGCTACAACTAAATATAGTTCAAAATCTCTTATCATGGAGGTGACTGGTCTCTAATGAAAAGAGATATACAAAAAGTTAATGACGACATAATTGAAATCAAACGACTGATAAAACAAAAGTTGATTGCCGATACAGATATTCTTGAGGCGCTGCATAATCCTGATATTCCAATAGATAGCCCGGACGAATTTTTGGACAATAATATCTATGGGTTTATTAGGATTCCGACAACCCAAGATACTGTGAGGAATTTTATATGTTTTACTGTTGACGATATTGAAGATCACGGATACAATTCTCACATGAAAGTTCAGCAAATTAAGTTTGTGTGTATTTGTCATTTGGAGGATATGAAAACTGAATTTGGTATGGACCGACATGATTTACTTGGGTTAATTAAATAGCCCCTGTATGCAGTGATGTATGCAGCAAACCCTTCGAATTGCTGGAAAGCCCTTAGAGCCTTTATACTACAGCATGAACCGCAAGGTTGAGTGCGAATGTTTAAAAAATAAATGGATTGGGCAATCAGCAGCTAAGACTCTTAAATTATAAATTTCCAATATTTAAACAAATTAATACAATACAAAATTAATTACAACAAAAGAGGTAATTCTATGAGTTACGAAGAATTTATTAAAAATATTTTAAACACTCGTGGTAGGTTTGCCTGTGGTGATGAATATCATGAGTGTCATCATATTTTGCCTAAATGTATGGGTGGAAACAATGAAGATGAGAATTTGATTGATCTTTTTGCAAGAGAGCATTTTATTGCACATCAATTATTGTCTCAAGAAAACCCAGACAATGCCTCTCTCGCGTATGCTTATGGATGTATGGCATGGGCGATTAATGATAATCAAGAAAGATACGAAGTGACACCAGCAGAATACGAAGAGGCTAGAATAGCTTTGAGTAAATCTATGAAAGGTAAACCAAAGTCAGAAGAGTGTAAGAGAAAATTGAGCGAATCCAAAAAAGGAAAACCGCTGCCAATTGAAATAACTCAAAAGGCGGCTGAGGCTAGACGTGGAGTTCCACTTACGAACGAGCATAAATCAAATATAAGTAAAGCTCTAGTAGGCAGAACATTTTCTGATGAGCATAAAAACAATATTAGTAAGGCTAAAACTGGCCAACTACAATCAGAAGCCCAGAAGACTGCGCTAGCCGCTGTTTGTGCGGCAAATAAAGGTAGAAAACACTCTGAAGAATCAAAAGCAAAGATGAGCGCTGCTCAGCAAGGTAGAATAATATCTGAAGAGTCAAAAAGCAAAATGAGCGAATCGGCTAAAAAAAGAAAGCCCAATAGATGTATTAAAATAGCTCAATGTGATTTGACGAGCGGTAAAGTAATTAAAGAGTGGGAAAGCGCTGCAGAAGCACATAAAGTAACTGGAATTGATAATAGTTCTATTTTGAAATGTGCCAAAGGCACAAAAAATCATGCTGGTGGTTTTGATTGGAAATTTATAAAAGATTAAGAGTAAAGTTCAACGACTAAGCGCCTCAAGCGAGGCCAGCGGAGGGAGCCTTGTTGCAAGGCTATGAGATAGTCTCTGCTATAGTGAAAACTATAGAAAGGTTGTCAATACAACCCTTTGCAAAGTTAGCGACTTTGTAGAGTAAGAAAACAGATTTAATACGTGACGTATTCAACTGGTCAAATGACTTTGGCTTGCAGTTTAAGCTTGTTTATAATCAAGAAAGCACTATTGATAGCGATTATTATTGCAGAACACTTAAGTTTGAGCGTGAATGTACTAATAGTTTAAATAGGGCTACGAGGAGTAATGCTTATGATAGATCTTGATGTAGATTCTATTTTTTTATACTTCGGAGACGATTATGTTATTAATGACCAAATTAAACTGCATCAGCCTGTGATTGGCGAAGTGGTTGATTATGGAGAAGCCGCTTATTTCTCTATGATCCACACTTTGACGGCCATTCCGTCGGATTGTAAAGCAATGCTTTATGACCAGATGGGCATATATTGGACAGAGATTGAAGACTTTGATTTATTCATTATGTTTACACAAACTATGACGCCAGATAAAACCAGAATTATTTTCGGAGATTTGGACTTTACTAAATTGAAACCATATCGGCATCCGCAGAATGATGAGATTATTTTAGCGGATAAAGAGACCGGTATAATTATTGATAAGCTCATTTATATGAGAATGATGACTTTTCTTCGTAAATTACATAATATTACGCCAAAGCCAGAAAGGGCAAAAGGCAAACGTGCTAGAGAAGCTATGATTGACGAAGACAGAAGAAATCGAGAATACAACAAAGACAAGCCTTTTAGATCTTATTTGTTACCGCTTATTTCTGCGGTAAAGGTGAAGCAAGGTTACACTAAAGACTACGTTCGTAATATGGGTTTATATGAATTTTTTGATGACCTGTCTAGAATGCAAGTCATTGATTCGGCAAATCATTTATTGAACGGTATGTATTGTGGTATGGCCGACCTTTCTAAAGTAGATAAAAAGGAATTTAATTGGTTAAGAGAACTTTAAGTTCTAATAATATTTTATAAAAATTTTTATGGAGGTAATTTATTATGGCACATAATCTAAATAACATTATTGTCGATAGAGTTCTACGCGGTATTTTCTCCGACAAGAACGACAACATCATTTTCTCCCTGAACCAGGTTCAGAATCTATCTCTAAACCAGACTTCTGAGTCTCAGGAAGTTACTGATGCTCTAGGTGTTTCCATTATGGAGCTAATGAGAGCTAAGTCTTTAGAGGCATCTGCCGAGAATGCCATCTACGACTTCGGTCTACTAGCTGCTCAGTACGGTACAGAGAAGGTTTCTGGTGGAGAAATTGTTACTCCTAAGATGGAAACCTTTAGTATCGCCAATGCAGATGAGAATGGTAAGTATAAGCACGCTCTAGAGCATGCCCCTATCAAGACTCCCGTTGCAG